CTTCAAATGTAATCTGTTTATGCCCCATGTAGTTATCCCTCCATTGTGGAGTTTTTTCATGTAAGGACAACATATCATGGGGCTTCTTGTTTTGAAGCCCTAAGTTCATCAAGGTGTTAAGTTTCAAATTACAATCTACGCTAAAAAAGAAATTTCGGTTTCGAAAATCGTCAGGAGAAGAAAATGCCAATTGAACGATGGGAATGCGAATACTGCGAAGATATTTTTGACCCTGATTGGGAATGCGAAGATCACGAAGATAACTACCTCGAAAACCCACAGGCGCAATTAAAAAATTTGCTAGCAGATAAGTGTGTAACTTGTACCCGATGCAGCATGAGCGGACTTCACTACAGATAATGCGCACCTGAATGCAAACTCAGACATGCCAAGCTACCTGTATCTGAAGGTGACAGGTGCGAACCATCTGATAACATTCCGGAAATGCTGGCATCCCACAACATCAACGTAGCTGTTGAAGACTTTCAAGCAAATACTCACTCAACAAAGAGGATACCATAAAAAAATTACAGGATGTAACCGTTCAAACATCTTAGAACAAAATTTCAACTACCCCTTAAAAAGATAAAAACGAAGCTGAAATCAATTCAGTCTCGTTTTTAACTCCCAATCATCAAAAAAACAATTTAGTTCTGATAAGCTACGACACATCTACAGGTATAAACTTAACAGGATCAAAAACCACGTTTTCATCTTTTGACTTAATCTGGATATATATTCTATCTGAATTAGTGTGGTACATCCAAAGCTCTTCCCAATATGACTCACCATTTTGTAACACAACTTTTTCTTTTTTATGCCAAAATTTAATTCCTTCTACAAAAAGTAACTTTCTACCCTCTGCATTTGCAGTAGTAAGCCACACCATGTTCGAATTTTTATGAAGGTGGCTTATATATAAATAAGCTGTATAGTCATAATTGCTCCATGTATGATATGACCCATTACTTAAAGTAACTTTATCTACACCTGTTCTTCCGATATCTTTCCCACCTGTCAGGTGATAAAACTTATTTGAAACTTGAATTTTGAACGGAATAGACTGAAAAGAGACCACATGAGAATCTACAGGATTCATTTTTACTTTTTTTACACAGCCCACAATAAAAAAAATAGTTAACACTAAAAGCAACACCTTACGCTTCTTCATACAATTCCCTTTGTGCAAATCTATACAAACTTTAATTCAACAAATTAAAAACTGTACGCAAGCCCCATCCTCACATTTAAAGGCTTATACTCTTCATTAACAACTTAAAAAATAATAAGTTAAACTTAAAAAGACGGGTACACACAAAGAATTTATATGTCATTTAGAACATGGTGTTGCAAACCAATTTCAATCCCAGCAACATAAACAGCCCTATCAAACGCATTGCCACTAAAACACTTTTCGCTTTCCTTTTAACACCTTAGTAAAGGAATCATTAACTACCCCTGTAGGCATCGGCAACCCACGAGTTTCCAGCATTGCTTCTTCTTGAGAAATTTTAAGCTGCTGTTCCGGTGAGGCGCGAAGGTGTGAAAGCGGGTCTGTTGGTTCAAAACGGCGCTCTTCGGGAATATTTTGCATCCTATGCTCTCGTTCCCGTTGCGACCATTCAACATCAAAAGCCCTGTTTTCTTCTTCGGTTCTACGAAGCTGCTGCTCTTCAGCGTAATCCATTGCATCCCATTCGGGCGAGGTAAGAGGGGTAGGCTCAACAAGCCCTTCTGCTTTCACAGTACTCTTGATGCCACTATCTGCTGGTGATTCCGGTTTAGCATCCTGCGGGGTGTTTTCCTTATTACCCTCACCAGTCAGCTCTTGATCTGACTTGTTCGGGTCAAGGGATTCTTCCCCCGTCATGGCAACATCCGCACTCTGTCCAGCTTTACGACTTGTTAATCTATGCAGCCCCTTTACACCAGACCCAAGACCGCCCGTCATAGCAACTTGCAAGGCAGTTTGCGCTGCAACACCTTTAACGGACTCGCCAAAGTCCGCAAGTTCCCTGTGCTCACCCTCTAGCAGTCCTGAATCAACGGCAAGGTTATGCTGCCCTTGTTCTGTAATCGCCTCGGTGACAATTTCAGTACCAAACATTTCAGCACCCTTACCTGTGAGTCTGGTCAACACATTCTTCGCAAGGGTTTCGCCAAGCACTTTTTTCGCAGGGGCAAAGACAATTCCGGCACCTGCCACGTTACCGAATAGTTCCGGCAAGGCTTCCCATAAGCCATGCTCTGTTCCCAGATCGTCAAGATTTTCCTTGGCGTTTTCCCATTCTTCTTCAGTAAGTCCATGTCCACGATCTTGCATGCTTTCTTCATTAAACTGATTGAGCGTTTCTTCCATGAACATGTCTTTTGCAATGCGATACGCTGTAGCGCCTGATGCAACAGTACCTGCTGCACCAGCTGCTACAGGGTTGCCACCAGACAGTGCAAGCCCTGCCCCACTCGCAACCACACCGGACAAGGCTGAAGCTCCTGAAAAGCCAAGGCTCTCAGGAGTCTTAGCAATATGTTCAGCAGATCCTTGCCCCCTGTACTTCTGCATATGTTCAGCAGCGTCTTGCCTGCTTTTGATGATATAATTATCCAATAAGCCGCGGCTGGAAGGGTGCGGAATATCCCCACCTCGATAGTCGCGCGCAAAGGCAGGAGCAACCTGTTCGACACCCTCAGCAAAAGTTGAACCTAACGCACCAATGGTGTTCAAAAGCCCGCCCTGTTGTGGAACAGGTTCGTCGCTATTCCAACGGCGCTCAAATTCTTCAAACGAGATTTCGTTACGCATTGGGCTAATTTCATACTGCTCTCTAATGTCAAATTGCATGGCTGCTCCTATTTCCCGGCATACACTGCATTGTCGTGGTTGGTGACTGTAAAGAACGGATGCGCTTCGCGCCAAGCGGCGCTTTTTTGGGCATAAATAGCTCGAGCCTCTTCCTCGCTAAGTTCTTTTTTAACATCACCGGAAACAAGATAGAACCGCCGCTCACCCGTCATCTTGTTTTCAAAAACGGAGATTTCACCATCTTCAAAAGGGTCAGCCTTATTTTGATCTGGAACATCCGGCTTTCTTTTTCCGATAAACCCTTTGTAAGCAGTCGAACCATTGCCGCTCCCCGCTGTATGAGGCTGCAAACCTTGTTTCAAACCAGCAGGACTCTGCTTTTCTCCCTGTGCAAGAGATGGCTTCGGCTGCTCAAGCCCTCCCTTCTTTGGTTTGGAAGAACCAAGAAGCATTGTTGCAACTTGTTGCTCAACTAACGCCCGTACCTGATCCGGCTTTGCGCCTGCACGCACATGGCGCTTAATTCCTTCCGCAACCAGATTTTCATACTGCTGATTTATAGCGTGAATATTGTTCCCAGCACGGCTGAGCACTGCTGCCTTGTTGGCATTATAGACCTTGGCGCCCGTAGCGTCTTCAGTGGTACAGAGTGCTCTAATCTCTTCAGAGTACTGCTTTTGCGTCATAGGCTTGCGTGTTTTATCCAAACCACGACTAGGCAGTACGCCTAGCTCTGCCAGTTCATCTGCGGTATGCGGGTTATCAACCCCAAAATTTTTAACAAAATTTCTATCCTCATCCACAAGCAAAAACTCTGTTGGTCTGGTGTAATCCTGCAATGAGTTCTGAGGGATACCCACACCAGCTTGCCACCAAGTCGCATTGGTACATGCTTGGAGGTGTCATACAAATTGCTGTTATTGATTTGCTTGGTTGCCTCAAAAGAAGACGCTGAAAGGTGGTTATAGTCGGGGTTATGTCTCGCACCAAGAGAGTCAACCCGTTCGCCCCGTTTCACCTGAAGAAGGGTCTGCGCCACCTCGTCATTGCTCATCACTCTGCCTGTATCAACAAACTTGCCACCACTCTTGTCTAACCGCATGAATACTGAGAATCCACCGTGTGTGGCTTTAAATTGATATGAAAGATTTGCATAGTGCATGGCGGTTTCGGCAGATGCCGTAAAGCCTGCTGCATCATTTTTCTTTAAGGCACCCAGCGCACGGTCAATATTTGGGGCAACCTTTGTCTGGTAATTCTGTGTAATTCGGGCATCACGCGCCTTAGCAAAAGCCCCACCCGCCTCCTCGTTATGCTTGAGCGTGTCAAACACCATGCTCGCCGCTCTCATGTCAGTCAGGTTTTTAGGCACAAAAGCACTTTGATATGACCCCGTAGCCGCACCCTCTTGCAGCAATTCGTTTGCCCGGCGTCTGGCTGCTGCAAGCTCATTTGCCGTTCTTTTCTTTTGTTCGAGGGTTAATTTGCTGGCATCAATATTAGCGCGTGCGAGTTCGGTATCTAGCCCATGCGACTCAATGTTACGCTCTTCCTGTGCTGCATTATGATTGAATGCCTGTTCATTGATTTTTTGCCGCTGCGCTCCAAGCGCCATACTTTGCTCATGCACTTCACGAGCTAAACTCATACGTTCGGCTTCATTCTGAGCAGCCATATCCATTTTTTGCCGCTGCAATTCCATATTCTGGCGCTGCATCCGGTCATTATGCAGCCGATGGGTTTGGTTAAGAATCTCCCATCCGTCGTCAGCAGTAAATTCACCATATTGGTTAGGCATAGCTCACTCCTTATGACATGAGATAGATAGAAGCACCGATAAGTGCACCGACACCAACACCGATAGGACCAGCCATTGAACCCATCGTTGCGCCTGTGCCTGCTCCCGCTGCCAAACCACCAGCGGCAGCAGTTGTGGCGGTTGTAGTTCCCGCTGCTGTCAAGCCTGCGGTTGTTCCGGCTGCTGCAACAGAAGAAAGCCCCGTGCTAGCAGTAGTTCCAAGCCCTACAGTTGTCCCTGTTTCAGCAGCACCAGAGACTAAACCACCCAATACTCCACCCTCGCCAAGCATTTCGCCGCCCATAAACGCCATAGGGACAGCCGAACCTAACGTGCCGCCTGCGGACTTTTCCGGTCTTTTCACTTTACGTTTCTGTTGCATCTTCCCTGCTGTAGCAGCCGCCGTCTGCATGCCGCCCATTGCTTCGGCAGCGTAGTCTTTTACTTTTAAATCCATTACGAAAGACCTCCACCGGACGCTTGCAGACCGTAGGTTGCGCCTGCTTGCAGCCGTTTAAAGTTTTCCTGCTCTGAAGCTATTCGGGTAAGTCCACGCGCTCCGGCAGTTGCCTTGGCTTTGGCGAGATTTTGAGAGTTGATAAGGGATGCTGTTGAACCAGCAGAAGGGGTGACACCCATGCGGGACAGACCGCGCTGTGTCTGCTGATTGGCATCTTTAAAGGATTGCGCCACATCGGCTGTGGCTCTGCCCATGCGGTCATTAATATTTACCCCGTTGCGGGCTTCGGATAGAAACTGACTGCGAACAGGGGCGGTTTCTCGGATGGCACGCTGCATGTCCCCGTATTTCGCCTGACCGTAGAGAGACTTGGATTTTTCTAAATCTGTCTGGTAGGGAAGCAGTTTGTGCTGCGCTTTAATCTTTGCGGTATCAAGACCGCGCTGCCGAGTACGCCAGAAGTTGAAGTATTCTTCTGCCATATCCTGCTGGCGTTCATAAATCTTCGCCATACGGGCGTTATAGACTTCATCCACATTGTCACTGCTACCGCCGCTCTTGCACAAGATAACTGCGCCGTGGTGCTCAAACGATTCTTCTTCCAGAACTGTACCGTCCTTATCCAGCACCACCTTCAAATAAACTTTCATATTCTAAACCCTCCGGTATATCTTCGCGTGTAAAGGAGATGATAAGGGCAGGTTCACTTTCTTTTGTCTGTGCGTTGTATGCGCCCAATGGTAAGCACCCTGCCACACGACCCCATTTGGTCACGTACCGACACGCAAGCTTGTTTTTTTGCGGAACAATGCCCATTAAGGAATCCAGTATATAGCCTCCGCCAACCTCCTCCAAAGTGACAAGTGCAGAAAGTATCTTCGGGGCAAACTCACGAGCTGCCTTGCCCCAGAACTTGCGGAATACACAGAAGTGGAATTGCATGAAGCGCATTTGATGGCGATTGAGCCACACCAAGGCAGCAGGTTCGGCATTGGCGAAAAGGATAAACAGATGGGTGTCGATGCGCTGCATTGTTTCTAAAAACGTATCTGCCGACGTAATACAGCCATCGTAGAACAGAGTGCTATGCAGCCCCTCGTCCACTACCCGGTGATATAGAGCACGGATGATTGAATCAGAAAAATTACCACTGGCATATGGAACAAGCTTATACATTACGCCTCCGCTGCGAGCCAAAAAAGAGAGCCGGACACTGCTTTTTCTGTGTTGTCAGAAAAATGCAGCGTAGCCGTTGGCACAAACTGGTATTGCCCATTTCCCACTGCAAGAACCTCCGCGTGCAGCTGTAGGGTCTGATCGAGGGACGGGTATGTTTTGTCATAGGTCTGGATTGATCGAGGAGTCAGAAGAATCTGCGGCTTTTTGCTCCATGTTCCAGACAAACGCACCGCTTTTCGCCCATCGTCAAGGGCGGTAAAGGTCGTGGTGTCATCAGGGTCAAAGACTCCTGTCTGAACAGGCATCAGCGCAGAATTTAAATGCATACCGCTGAACACAGGGATAGCATCCCCCTTATCCGGCAGGACACTAAGAGACGTTGCAAGTACGTTGATAGCGCTTTTGTATGCCTCATCTTGGGCAAGGCGGGACAGCAGGTCATTAAGAGAGACAATCGTAACCGCTGGCACATGCAGTCCGCCAGAGTCAGGAATCCACCCCGAATGTTTGTGATAAACCGTTCCGGTGCGAATCCAGTAGTACCTATCTACATCCACAAGAATGTTTACCGGAGTGTACTCACACACCACGGCAGGGAGAGTCGCCACACGGGTGGCACTGGAAATATCGTTCCCTTTTGTACTGCACCACACCTCGGTAAAGGCGTTCTCTCCTCCAACCGCTACAGACCATCTCAGGGTATGTGTCATGCCTGACTGCGTGCAGGTGAGGTCAAAAGGAGGTGTCGGGGCAACATTCGGGTTCGTGTTTCCTCCTTGATGGGGAATACTTGGAGATGCGCTAGAAACATTGCTCGCAGGTATCTGTGCAAGCTGAAGCACGGTATCCCGAACTGCTTGCAAAAAACGCATGGTGGCGGGCGGTTGTCCGCTTGGTACTGCCGGAATAGAAATATTGCGTTTACTGCCCATTGTTCATTGCCTCAATGCTTGTACCGAACTGAATGCTGGATACAACGCCCGTACCGCTGACCGTGATACTCCACGCATGATCGGCAATACCAGAGCGCAATCGCATGACCAGATCAGGGCGGGTGACGGTTAGCTGCTGCTCCGTCTTACTGCTTTTAACAGTGACGACACACGGAGTGCTTGCGTTCACCCCACCGGAGACACGAATCGCTCCCATATTCATGGCTTTTTCTGAATAAAACAGCTTTGACTGCCATACATAAGGAACAGGCTCTCCTGCACCCCATTTAAATACAGCCTTTTCCCCGTCCTTTTCGCCAAGGATATACAAGGCATCCTCTTCCAGATCGCGATGCACATCGAGCACGGTAACACCAAAATCAAAGGTGCGAATATCTGCCCGTTCCATATTGTAGATATGCCCGTCTGAACACCCTGCACGGAACAGTATATATTCTCCGTCATGCACTGCGCCAACCATTTGTTCTGGTTTCAGGGAGCGCCACTGCTCGCGGGTATAGAGCGTTTGGGAGACAAGCTTAAATCCTGCGGCGGTCAAAAAACCGATTCCATCAGGAGTTGCGTACAGAACACCACCTGAAACCGCCAGAGCGCTCTTTCGAGCCACACACGCCTGTCCCTCTGCAATGGGAGCCTGCCCCATACTCTCCGGTGAAGAGCCGGATAACGCATAGGGAATGCCTGTTGTCAGGGCGTAGACAAGGTTGTCCGCAACCGCCAAAGACACAAGGTCATACGGCACTGCCCTACGGTACGCAGGCGGATAGGCGTACGGGATGTTGGTTTCAGACACATAAATATCTTTACCCTTGGCGGCAAAATAGATGCCGAACATGCCAAGGCAAATACTATGGGCATCATCCGGCAACCGCTCCCACCCTTCTGTGGGCAATATTTCAGACGACAGATTCACATCAAGCACGCTGTCGGCAAACGATGTTGCTGTCTTAGGAATATCAGCAGAGTTTGCAGAATACGGCACAAGCTGAAACTCAGCCCCGTTTGTCCCTACGTTCGTACGGTACAGCCTGAACGACTTAATTGTGACTCCGGCAAGGTCAGGCAGGGTAAAGCCTGTAAGATTACATCCCTGTCCTTCTTTTACGTCCACAACAGGGGTTGGCGGGGATGGTTCTGACTCTGCACCATCTTCGCTCACATAGGTGTAGACATAGGAAGTACTGCGTACAATTTCGGCACCGCTGCTGACGCTTCCCGTAACAGACACACCAAGAGAGTTGGATGGGCGCGGCATACCTAAGCGGCTGACTGTATCCCCGTTCTTGGTTATTTGCTTGGGGTATTCATCGCCAGTCACAAAGACTCTGCCTGATGCGGTGACAGCCGATTCAATGACCTCTGTCATATGGTCAAAGAAAAGGAATGTGCCGGAGCGCATCTTGTAAAAAGAAACAGCGTCAGGAGCAGTGCAGGGTTCAATTTGTTTCAGGCTATGCAGAAAGGAAATATGACCACGTTCGAGCTTACAGTTATGTGCCCTTGTGGCTGCGTGGGTGGGAAGGAGCTTATCATCCTTACGGGGAGTCGTGCCGATGAATCCGGCTATTGTTGGCATTCACCTTCCTCTTTCTTCTTAATCGGTGCGGGTGGTTCACCCCAATCAATGATATGAGGGAAACCGCCTTGCTTGTTCACATCACGAAGATGCTTTCTATACACTATCCATTCTTGTTTATTTTCATCAGTGAGCGGCGAGTCTGCCCCCACTGTCCAGTCGCATTGGAGCAACAGTTCTGCACAATGATTTTGGGCACGACGGGCTACCTCCTCAGAATATTCAGGTTCAGGTCGTACTTTGACTTCCCATACTCTGCGCCATTCGCCATTGGCAAACTCTACCCCCATACAATGACGGGTAGTTAATCCTTCATCATGGACAGGCACGTTTTCATTTAGGGGCTTTAACCCCTTATGAAAAACAGCATTCCGCTGATTATAGATGGTTCGTGTTACTGGACAAATAAAATTCATACCTCCTCCTAAAATCGGGAATAGTGCAGTGTTGTTATGATATTGATTGAATTTGGTAACACAGCCCCGTCATGTGTTGAGATAGCGCAGGTAGGCAAGTCTTTAATTCCGCTTAAAGAAATTCTTACCGATTTATCAAGTTGTGAAACGGACTTGTCTGAGAACGTAATATTCGGTAAATCCGGTAATGCACCTGAAGGCACGGTGTCACCGTCAACAATATGCAGGAAGGTATTCATAATTTTAGGTTCTTGATAGTAGGAGTCATTATTTATCAGGGAAAATGTCTTATTTTTGTGCTTAGTAATTAGTTTAGGGTTAGTGAGTTTTAACGAACTTGCATTCATTTTTTTGTAAGAAGTAGAACCACCCGACGTATATGTCATAAACGTGTCTTCCCATCCTGCATATACCGTACCTTCAGTATCTACATGCATTGCGGTCATGCCATAGTTTGTATTTTCATTGAAATATTTTGATTGTTTTACCGTCATTGCATCTAGGTCAATAATGCAAAAGAAAGGGTATAGATATCCATTAACCTGACATTCTCCAATGTGCCCTCCAAGATACAGAAGATTACCAATGACTTTGTTTTTGTATAAAGCAGGTCTTTTATCATAAGAAGATACGGTTAGGGTAATGTGATAGATTTCTGCTTTTGCTGTTGAAGGGGTAAAACGGATAAGTACGGTGTAAGACTCTCCGCAAACGGTAAAAAATATCTTGTCATTATACAAAAACAGTGAGGGGATATCATCATAAGAAGTAACAATATCCTTTACAGGAAGCTTCCATGTTTTGCGTATCGTCATAGTATTCAGGTCAAATTGAGTAAGGATAAAGCTAGGATGCGTATTGATTTCTGTTTTGCCCAATGCGTATAATTTATCTTTTACAACCAAGAGGCTAAAGGCTTGATCGTAATAACCTTCTGTTCCTACATATTTATGCCATGTAATCTCTAGCGTTTCTAAATTCACACGAAGTAACAGTCCATCAGGGGTTCTTGTTGACGGAATAGAGGCATTTGCTGCAATGAATGCATTACCATTATGAAAGCAGATGTCGTGAAAATTAGAGTATGTTGAACCCTTCCCCGTCAATGTTGCAGTCTTGGCTTTAATAATTTGTCCAGTCTTTGCATCTTGGATTGCAAAAAAGAGTTGCAAAGTTGTAGCTCCACCGGGTTCAATACCGACAGTAAAAATAGTGTCAGTATCAGGACTGGCAGCTGATCTTTGACTCACATATCTCTTTTCTTTGCAAAGATGGTAACAGAAAAAAGATTCCTCATCCGAGTAGTCACATTGAGAACTGTATACTCTGACCACTTTCGCACCTCATCGTAAAAACGGCTTTTTATTTCAACATCGCGTGAACTTCCGAAGAAAGGAAGAGTTATGGTGAGAAGTTTTGCTGGGTCAGTTTCAATATAGTTAAAAACTTCTGCTCCTTCGAAAGTCACTACGACTTGCGTTTTCGTATGTGCTGATGGAGAGCTAGGGTCAGTAACAGCTTGTGCAAAGGTTATTGCCTGTCCGGCTACTTTGATTGTATCTCCGTCTTTGATGTTCGTACAAACAGGCGGTGCAATGAACTGCAAGACATCCGCAGTTGCAAGCCTTACCGCTTTAGAATCAAGAGACACTACCCCCTTGTCCGTTTCCTGATTGCAGAAAGCGTAATATGTCTTATTGGTTTGTAGTAGATGGACTCTGATATTATGCTCCACCCCGTTCTCTTTGTGGACTGGGTACGCAATATTCTTCCCTTCTGCATCAGAGCACATCCAGAACGCTGTGCACTTCAATGTATCCTCAGGGGCATAGGCAAGGCGTGGTTCTGAAGCACGAAGGATACCCCCGTGGGTAACCGCCCCGTTTTGGTGAGAGATGATTGCGGGTGTTGCAATGGTATCTGCTGCTAGCTTAACCTTTTTTTCCGCATGCTTCGCTTCTTGCGCTGCCAACGTTGCTTCATCACGAACTGCAAAGGTAGCATCACGGGCAGCAACACACTTTGCTTTTGCATCAAGGCACAACACCTCTGATGCCTTGGATGCTTCTTGCGATGCCTGTGCCGCATTTCGTGCCTCTAGTGCTGTCTGCATCCGGTCAAGCATGAGCTTGCTCAAAGTTTCACCAGCAGAGCGAAGTTCATAGCGGTCTATCTCTAGAATTTTGTGTAGCTCGCAATCAAGATTCGGCACCACACCGTACAGCGTATCAGTCCGTCCGTCAGGGTGAATCACTCTGAAACGATATTCGCTCCCCTCCGTACCAAGCTCGTTGGGAAAGAGGTTCATAACCGCCACGCCCTCGGCATCCGTGACCACTTCAAGCATATTCGGCACAACCAGTCCCTTATAACGTTCAAGGGATTCAAGCCGTGCTTCAATCTCTGCGCCCTCAACGGGCTGCCCGTCCTGATCGTAGATAAGTGCGGTTACGGCAACGGTAGGTATGGTGCTCATAGCTATATCCATCCCGGAGTCATAAAAAGAGTTTCAGAAGAGCCTGTAAATGCGACCTTGCCCTTTGCCTCGGCAATGTAATCATTAAACAGAGCAAGCTTGACCTGCGCCCCTGTCAAATCTTCCCATTCCCTGCCGCGCATGGATTTAAGTGATGCGATGGCACCATATGCAATGGCATCTGCCCAATCATCATACATCCCCTGCTGTAACCCTTCTGAAGATCGGGTAGGCTTGAGTGCTGCTGATATTTGCAACATATGGTCGTCTGGATACGTACGGTACAGGGTCAGCACATCTGAATCGGACGAATACTCTGTGCGCGGAATAGCGCGGCTGGCTGTCATGTCATACACACCAAGGATAGAGACTATCCGAGAACCACGCTCCGGCAGCAATTCAATTTGATTGCGACCAGCTTTTAGTTTTACGGGGTCAAGAGGCATACGCCATACGCCTGTTTCAGCAAAAAACTTTCCCGACGCTGAAATGATATGCCGACGCACCACCGCCTTTGGAGCCTCTGAGACTTCCGGCAACACATCCGGCATAATCGTATCCCACTTTACTACACGCATCTATTCTGCCTCCTGCACTTGTACAGGGAAAAAGAGATCAGCTTTCAATTTGACACCAAGGGTCTGATAAAAAGCGGTCAGGTGATGCTGCGCCTTTGCTGCATTGGCATCGCCATTATCACCTGCAAAAATCTTGTAAAGCATCCAGTGAATAATCGCACCGGAGTAGACTTCAGAAACGGGCAATGCATCGTCAGGGCTGGCAATGGCATCCGGTATAGCCGAATACGTCGCCTCAACCCATACGTCTTTGTCTTTTGCTACCGCTGGCAGCACGTAGTAGACCTGTGGGTTGGTCTTGGCATCATAGGCGTAGTTGTCGATTTCTATACCGTCTTTTGACCAGTCTGCTGTCTTCAGGGCATCACGGGCTGTTGCAAAAATGGGTTCTCCGGCTGTGTGCCCGTCTGAACCCATATTCTGTACAACTTCTAATAGCCGCAGCGCTTTTTTGCTAGATTGATGCAGCGCAGGGTCGGGGATGAGTTGCCGCGCCCCTGTCTCAAGTTTGATGGATTCCGTCACCGCAGTGGCATCCGGTCTGTTCATGGCAATTTCAAACAGCGCAGAATTAAACAAATCCACAAGTGACACGTCCGATTCGTCTGCCTGCTTCTCCCAAGGCCAGCGGCGGGCATCTGGAATCATATCTTGTAAAATGGCAGACACCTGTAAGAACAGTTCGCGGGCTTTCATGCTTACACCAAGGCTCTTGCTTCTTCGATTTTCACTTTGATTTCATCTTTAGTATCATCATCAATCACGGCAATACTAAAGAATAGCGCAATGTCTTTCAGTTCATCGCGGTTCAATGAAGACAAGCCCTTTGTCATGCAGTATTCACGGCGTGCATCTTCCGCATTAAGCTGTGCTGCAACCGGATTAACTGCCTGCTGTAACACTGCCTGATGCGGTACAGGGTCAGGTGTTAAGCCTACGCTTTGGGCGCTGCTGGATGTTGCCATTGAGGCTGCAACAACAGGGTCTATAAGCTGACCGTTTGCATCGCATTCAACCATATCCTTTCTGGTCGCAAGAATGGGGTTATAGCTCACCACACGGCGGTTATTGATATTCAATAAAAATCGCTGAGACATGCTGTATCCTTTTTGAAAAGGGGAAGAGCTAGCCCTTCCCCCGTTATGTGTTACCCAAGGGTCAATGCGGCATGACCAAAAGCATCTTTCTTAATCAGCTTAAAGCCATAGACCTGCAAACCACGCACGAGATCACCGAACTGATTCGGGTTACGCAAGGTTTCGTTCTTTGTGATCTGTGTAGCAAAGGTCAACGCAGACTTATGACCGAACACCACATTCACAGCTTTCTTCTTCTGGACAGTAAAGCGGCTCATGAGGTTGGACTGGTAGATGGTAAAGCGATCAACCATACCGATGCGCCCGTTACGGAGCATGGAGGTTCCGTCACCGGTTAAGGAAGCGTCTTTGAGTTCAGACTTTTTAATCAGCGCGGTATACCGAGGAGGGAGTACAACGTAACGGTTTGATTCCGGCACGTTCTGCTCATCAAGCACGGTTCCCATGTCAACCAGCAAGTCGACAATGCTGTCCTTGGTCACTACCAGCGGAGCAGCAGCGGTTCCAAGGTTGATATCCTGCGAGTCTTTACCAGCAGTTGCACCAGCGTTATGTGCATCGGCATCTGCGTAGATGTCTGCAAAGACGCGCTTATCGACTTTACTTTTCATCTGCTCAGAAGCATCTTCCGACCAGTTGTTCATGTAGTTCAGGTCAGACTGGCGGCTTTCCACATCGTCAATGTGAAAACCGAAATATGCGCCCTTATCAATAAGCAGTTCCACCTTGCCGCCCTGCGGATTGTCATACACAAGGTCTTGGCCTGCTTTGTAGTCACGGACTTCAATGTCCGGCACTGTGCGGATAATGACCTTATCGCCGTGCGCACTGATTTCGCCTTCGTAATCAGTATTAGCGATAGCTGCGATGGTGGATGCCGGGTAAAACTTTTCAATCAGTTTGCCCGACCAGATTGTTGGGATATACCCACCGGACATGCTCGGACGTCCGTCTACGACTGGATATGCCATTGTATACCTGTCCTTATGTCAATGGAGAAGGGGCTACCCGTCTGAAAGAAAACGCCCTTCAGACTGAGCGGCAAACAAGTCCTTCTCCTGTTCCTCTAGTTCAGCCAGAGTAAAACGGCTTTGTCCCCGAGAGGCTTTGTCTTTTTCTGCATACAGTGTGTTTACGTCGCGGCTGGTCCAAACCCGCTTATCCCCTGTGTCGTTTCCGCCTGTAGTTTTAGGAGGAACCAATTGTTCACGAGGGTCAATGCGGGGCTGTGGCTCCGGCTGCGGAGTGTCCGCAGGCTGATGTGAGTCTGGCTGCTGGGCTGAAAGCGCTTTGGACGCTTCATACATGCTGTAGATAGACGCAATTCCCTGTGCATTCTTCTGCTGCATTTCCCGTTCTGCCTTTGCCCGCCATGTTTCCCCGCTCGGGGTATACTCTTCTAAAAAGCTATGCCACGCCGGATCATTGTTTTTCTGGCTCCAAAAATCAGGAATAAGCGCTTCGACCTGTTCATTAAACAATCGCTGCGCCTCTTCTGCCTGCGCCTTTTCGTTTGCGGTGCGGCGTGCTTCATCAAGGGCGGTCAACTCCTGCACTTGCTGTGTGGCAGCCTGTGCTGACTCTGCAATCGCCACCATGTCGTCACCGTATTCCTGTCTAATGGTATCAACATCAAACGCTGGCTGCTGCTCTGAACGCTGAGCACGTAGGTCATGAAGCGCCTGTAGCTCTGCCCGTGCTTCTCGAAGCTGGCGAGACAGTTCCGGCACTTCTGCACTGTACTTGCCCTGTAGGGTAGAAAGCGCCTGTTTGAGATGGGCGTTTTCTGCCTCAAGGGTATCCGTTTTACTCTGTTCCTCTGTTGCTGGCTGCTGGTTTTCCTGCGAGTTGGCCTGCTGCGCGGCAGAAGGAGGTGGAAGTGTCGCATCGTCTGCCTTATTCTGTGCATCGTTTAGCTTCTGAATAAGAGCGTCTGCGGCTTCGCCTTGCTGTTTCGCGCCTGTAGGTATCAATTCTTGCATCAGGTATTCCTTTTGTATTTGCGCTACTGCCCCAAGTGTCCTCAATTTCCTCAGAGGGCTTGCTGCATAGTATCCTCTCCTGCACAAGACAGGGCTATGCACCACGGCATGAATCAATGAAGGGCTTGGTGTCCGGTGTCTTTTGTCGTCCTAGCAAACTGCAAACCGTCCATACTGTGCGGGTACAACTCTGCTTACAACTTGCTCGAAGTTTCAAAAGGCCGGACATGGCTAATAGGGTGTTTCGCCATGAATTTGTGCCTCTTGCCGTTTTACGGTCTGGATACGTTCATGCGGAGTTTCAAGCGCCTCAAGTAGTTCAAGGTACGCCTGCGCCTTGCCTTGCAAGATGCGGATTTCCATCTCGTCTCCTGCTCGTACAAGATCGTCCTTACATGATGTAATCTCCCGCCGGATAACGTCACAAAGCACATTTCCGTCGGAAGCACCCTGCAATCTGCACAGCGCTTCCAGTTCAAATTTTTCCAATGATAACATCTAGACAACCTTCACGTCTTGACCACTGACAACTCTTCCTGAAGGGTCTACCTGATTTCCTTGGGAAAGTTGCTGTTGCGGCATTTGTGATTCGAGAACCTGCGCGATACGCGCCCTGTTGTTTGTTCTGAGCAGTTCGTCCTTGCTCGGAATGATGCTGTCTTCTGCAAAGTCAAGCCCTTTCAAAACGTCGCGCAATATCTCAGCAAGTCCGTTATTTTCTTCTAAGAGCGCATACGCTTTATCGCTGGTCAGCAAGAGTTGCAGCAATTCCTGTCGTCTAAGCTGGTGAATCTCTTTTGCCACCAATGATTGTGAGCCACGGGCAACCACATAGAGGTCACACACCAGCTCTTTCTCCGGCTCGAACATAAGCAGCCATTCATAGTTGCGGGTTATGGAAGGAACGATGGCGTCTGTATCAATAGATTTGACTACGCGCTTAATCCCTTTTGACGCTGACGCCATCATCATAGACATGCCGCCTACCGTGGAAAGTGCGCCAGTAGACTGCCCGATGCCGTATGCATAACGGGGGATACCGGACTTGTTGTCAGCTTCCGTTGAAAACTCTTTATATATAGTGATAAGCTGCGGTGCGATATTCGGTGGCACAAAGAAAGAGATCGGCACTCCTGCACTCTGTCCTGAGCCTGCCGACTGCCAGACTTTAAACGGCACAACACGCAGGTCCTCGCCTTTTGCCAGCCTGTTCATGTCAACAACTGCTTGTGGACCTGCTGCAAGCGCCATGTTCGCACAGGCTGCACGTACTGCGGTGTTACATACGTCCTGCACATCCGCGATAAGTTCCGGGAGTCCCTTGCCCACCAAGGAACCAGCTATCTTATGGAATGAGGATGCGTAGTACGGAATACGTCCGAGCGGGTCAGGGTTCAGCACGGCTTTAATAACGTATTGCCCGATAAGCCACACTTCCACCTGACATTCTGCTGTTACGTCCTTGATTTGTTCACTGGAAAAGCCAAAGTCGATAAGGTGCTGTCCTGATACATTGCCCCAAAATTGCACCGCATCTATCTTTTTGTCCGGACTCATGTCATCGCGCTTGCGCCCTTCAAGAGATTCACGCAAGGAGTCCGCAAGAAAGTGCTCTTTGTAGCCAGATTGTCCATAATTTTCGAGCACTCTGCGAATAGCATTATCGTTGTAGCCCTTCACGCCGATCAATGCGTGCAGGTCACTACGGGACATGCGATGCCGTTCAATGACATATCCGTCTTCTAAGCGTGAAACATCCGGTGCCCAATAGACGTCTAAGGGGTTCGGTGCGGTTGTCTCGTGCACAAAGTGCTCTTCCGGCTTAGGAACGCGCCTACCCTGCTCATCAACGCCCCACACCAATTTCTTTTTACGCTTCACCACAGGCGCTTTTAAAAAGGCAATAGGGTACGTGCAGAAGTAACAGATAAACTCAAGCATCGCCTCTTCCCACCTACCCGTAATCAGCGCATCCTCAAGATGCCTTGATGTACGCTCACATCCGGTGTCAGACTCTTTTTTCAGCTCTTTTTCCACCACTGCGCGCAGGTTCTCCAATGCCTCTTTCACCTGTTCGGCGGTTATGTAATCACCCTGTTCGATGGCTTGCAGCGTCTCCTGCTTCACGCGGGCTGTAATCTTTTCAGTTATATCTGCGGGTAGATCAGGGACAGGTGAAGACTTAATGCTCCACGGCTTTTCATTACCGGGAAACAGGATATCGATAATCCACGATTCAGCAGCAGTGCATTTTTCATCAGTAATCCCCATATATATTGGTGGGAATCCTGCCTGCTGGATTGCATTCAGCTTTGCGGCTGAATACTTACTGCTCCTGCGCTCAAGGCAATTGAGCATACGTAGTTCAAACGGATTCTTAGCGTCTTTAGCTGCCAGAAAGCATTTGCGTACGTATGCAGCAAGTCCGGTTATCCCTGCCTCTGCCTCTTTTTTGCGTTCCTGCGTTGCCCTGTGCTCTTCTGCCTGCACTTGTCTGATGGTGTCTTCGGTTCCCACCACCCTGATTAATCCATGTGACATGCTAGCACCATCCTGATGTATCTGTTACTGGTTGCGGTTTGGCGTGTACTATTGTTCCACCGGACATCATTTCAAACCCCATAGCGAACGTCTGGAATGCGTCAGCACCGTTGGAGTTAATGTCATGCAGCGGGTGTGATTGATATGCCCCTGTGCGCGGATTGTATGCCTTGCGATAGTTCTTGAGACGATCAAGCCCCGTGGCACAATGCTCCTCATCAAACCAGCACTGTGGTAAAATACGGCGGGCAGCTTCAATGGAATCTCGCTTATCTTGAATACGGGGAACCGCTACAAAGCTAATCCCCTTTTCTGCTGCGGACTCTTTTCGAGTCTTACCTGTAGCCATCTCCTGCACTTCAATATCGTGCGGGGCATAATGCCCTCCATAGTTGTAGCCCTTCTCGCGCAGCTTATTTGCATAAAACCCAAGCCCTTCATGATTATTCTCATAATAATCGATCACTCTAACTTCCCGCCCAACAAGCTGGACAAACCAGATCGCCATACAATCGTTCATGCCCAAATCCCAAAAGGTATAGGTCAGCGCTCCTTCCTGTACGGGAACCTTAGTGATCTGCCTGCGCTCGTAGAGCTTCATGAATTCTGTACGGAAGTAAGCGCCTTCGATAGATTTTTCAAAGGCTTCTTCAGGGGTGGCAGGGTATTCGCGCTTCATGTCTGCGCCAAGGTTCTGAGCCTTCAAGGCGTACCATGCTTTTTGTGCTGGATGCAGTCCGATTTGATGCTTGGCGTTAAGCTCATCAAAATAGCCTGCCATGTCCTGCGGAATTGCTACGGGGTGTTGCTCTCTAATGACGTATTCAGGGTTCTTCCACCAAGGGAAAAAGAAAAACTTGTAATCCAGATGAGTCAGCTTTGCTTCCTGCCGCGCCAACTCCTGCCCCCGCTCGCAGTAATCGTAAAAATATCCCTGCTGCCCCTCTGCTGTTGACTCAATGGACACCATACCGTCTTGTGGGACAGCTTCGATTGCCCCCGTGACGATCTCCTTTGCCCGGTCAGGACGCTCTGCACAAATTTTTCCGAACTCTGAAATATGCAAATACTGCAATGTACCGGAGCGAAATGAAGTACCCACTCGGATTGAAGAGCCGTTCTTAAACTCGAGCATCTTTGCCTGCGAACGCACGGTGGGAATGGCATCACGAATTGCAGGAGCCAACTGGTCATAGGCAAAAGTTATTTTATTAAAAATTGCTTCAGCCGCATCAAGGTCTTGGGCTATCAGTCCGCACTTTATGTTGTTTCCAAACAGCGCTGCATCAAGCTCAAGCATGGTCATAAAGGTGGTAAAGCCAAGCTGCCGCGCTTTTAAGATGACGTTGCGAAACCACCGTTCATTATAAAATGTTTCTTGCGCCCAATTAAAACGAAACCGCACCACCTTGCCGTTTTTATCCTGAATCCAGTACAGGTTATTTAAACGCCAGCGGCGATTGTCCAAACACTCCACAAACACTCTTTCCTGCTGCGCTTTGGGAAGAGCGGTAATGGACTCAATGAATGGAAACTGTTCTGCCGACTGCGCCTTAATCATCTATGCAACTCCTGCTGTTGCCGCAGACTCCCTGAATAGCATCTTCAATAACATGCAGTTCATGCTCATGTTTCTCCGGTGAATACAACCCCTTCACTTTTAAAGCCATGTCCAGAGTCTTGCGCTGCACCTCAAGGGCTTCGACTTCAATCATGTCTTTTACTTCACCCTTCTCTGCAAACATCTTCGTTTCTTTGGCATCAAGGAGCTGCACGAGCTTTTGTTTCAGCACGCTATCAGAAAGTCCCTCTTCTTCTAGCCATGTATCTATACGAGACTGAAGAGCCTTTTTATTCCGATAGCCAATTTCTGAAAGATTCGCGTCGTTCTTCCCACTGTACCCAGCAGCCCGTGCTGCATTGGTGGCATGCATAAACGTAGAACTGCCTCGGTCAAGATACGCCGCCAGCCACAGGCGTTGCTTTGGTGTCATGCCTTTTTTCTTAGCCATTTGTGCGCTCCTCAAGACGGATAACTTTCTCTTTGGTGGCATCCACCTTTTTTTCCAGCTTCCCCACTTCGGTTTTTGTTGCATAGGTTGAAGCGTTTGAGAGCTGGCATGTATGCCTGCGCTCCGCCTCTTCATCTAGGCGCGCATGAACCTTGCCAATCTCGACGCGGGACTGCCGAAACTCTTCTTTAATATCTAGTGATAATTGAGTGAATTGGCTTTGTCGCGTTTCATCACGCTCATCCTGCGTATTCATCATCCGGCGTAACGAAAAACCTACCCATAATAACAGTAACGACAACACAGCTCCGGCTAATCCCGTGATAATCGGTTCATTCATGCAACACACCTCGTTGAGATATTTGGGGAAAGGGTAACACAAAGGACAACCTCCCCAAAATAGCTGAAATAAAAAAGACAACCTTTACGAGCTGGCTACAGCGGCACATAAAAATGATACAAGAAGGAATGAGAAGAGCAGCAAAAACAGATAGTAATCATGCACAGATACGCGACGCTCTACGTGCTGTAGGAGCAAGCGTTCATGACATGTCCAGTGCTGGTGCTGGATTTCCAGACCTTGCGGTGGGATTCAAAAAAAAGACGTTTCTGCTGGAAGTAAAAACAAAGACCGGCAGACTCACCAAGCCACAAGTAAAATGGCACGATGAGTGGCGCGGACACCACGCAATTGTCCGTACCGAAGAAGAAGCACTAAAAGAAATCGGAGCCATCCGGTGAAGTGCACGGTGACAAATATCAAGCTACCGGACACACATCTTGTGGAATGTCCTAAGACCACCCCGCCAAATTGGTTTGTCTACAAAACGACCTGTACACAATGTCCCGACTGCTGGCGTAAAAAGGCAAAACAAAAACGTAAGCGTCGGTGATTCATCTTATTCATAAGGAGGCAATCATGCCCGGTGTAAGAGAAGCCTTTGAGAAAGCGTTAAAGGACAAGTTCACTAAATTTTTTCTTTTTATTGTTAAGACTCTTCTAATACTTCTCACGATACGAATCGTCTCAGCGAACATCCAGCCGGATATGGCACAGCTTGCTTGGTTCGGCATTGTGCTCAAACTGATGTTATGCGGTGTTGCCGTAATCGGCTTGAAGGCGGTCAATGTACTGTTCCATGCCATTCGTGGGCGCAACAGAAAAGCACTCATTGATACCATACAGGAGAACCCCATTGCGACGTCTATTTATGTTAGCGGCAATAGCCTTGCTGCTGCCCTTGTGTTTGGTCTCATACTCTCAAGCTGACAGTAGCAGATTCACACCTAAGTTTGACCGTCAGATCAAGCAGTCTATGCACAGGTGGCTCCCACATCTGGACTGGCGGTGGTACAAGGCGCAGCTCTATCAGGAGTCGATGTTAAATCCTAAAGCTGTTTCTCCAGTAGGCGCGAAAGGCTTAGCGCAATTCATGCCCGCAACATGGAAAGAAATAGCCACACTGCGCGGCTACGGATACGCAAGCCCCCATTCGCCCAAGTACGCCATCGATGCCGGAGCCTACTACATGGCAAAGCTAAGGCGTGGATGGTCATCACCCCGCCCTGGCTTAAAAAGCCGCTTCACCGCGCACAGTATTCACCATTATGTTCAACACACCGCCAGATACAGCAGTTCCTCGGACACATGAATATTCGCACAACCGGAACCTATCGACATGAATTGCAGATAGATCATGATATTTTGAATGCTTTTGATGGGGAGTGAGGGATAACTTAGAATATAACAAAAATAATAGCCCAATAACTGCAAGAACATAAAAAGTACATAGGACTTGGAGGACATTATGCATAAAGTATTTTCAATTTTTATGTGCCTTGTTCTCTCTGGCTGTGCAGCCGGATTGAGAGTTGATCAGCTTGCCCCTATTGATACGTCATCAAACGAAGTTGTTATTTTAAACAACACACAATGGAATACAAAAATGCGAAGAGCATTATCGAAGGAAGGCTTTCACGTAAAACATTTCTCTGCACTTAAAGAAATCGAACTATCCAACAACCAACGAAAAGAGACTTTCAACCTTGCCGATGCTCGGTACGGTTTAACACTCACCCCCGGAAGCACTGTAGACAGATGCTTAGGCGGAGGTGCTGTGAAATTTGGTGATTTTTCAGTCGAAGTTACCGACTTGAAAACAAATGAAATGGTTCTAGTTGTTGAACAAGGCGGATGGACAGACTTTTGTTTTCCAATGGAAGGTACCTTGTTTAAGGATTTAGCAGCAGCAATAAAGACCAATTGGGAAAACTGACCAATGGAACCTTCCCTTTTTCATACCCATTCCAAATATAAAAAGCCCCATTACTCACAAAGAGTATGGGGCTTACTGCTTATGGCTCATATTTAATTCTTAGGTATTTTTGAGAAGGGTACTTCCCGTCTATTGTTTTGCATATTTTTTTACCTTCAAGCGTTCCGTAAGGTGTATCTTTTAACGCTGAATCAATTTCTACTCTGTATGTTTTAGGGTTAATTTTGAGTAGCTTTTTATCAAACAGATTATGCAAATCAGCGCGGAGCAAAATTCCATTAGCCCGTCGATTATTGCCATCTTCATTATGATTTTGGATATGACAAGCATCGAGAGCATGATGCGGTGTCGTTCCTGTAATTGCACATCGATCGGCATACGCTCTTCTTAATACCCATCTAAATTTCCATTGGTTTATTCGAATTCTCGCGCGACGGTTCGCATACCTCTCTGGGTCATTCAACGCCTCATCTTCATAAAAAGAGCTAGTTTTAATAGGTTGATGATGCTTAACATAGCAAACCTCAATCAATCTAGCGAGCTTGGTAATAAGTTCACGCCACCCACCGTTTTCAACCAACAAATATCCTGTTGCAGGGCGATCATTACCAGCCCCCGTTACTTCCTTGCAATTTAATACATACTCTCGATAATCTTCAGGAAAATCTTGAACTTCACCCAATTGCTCCTCGTACTCATCACACATTCTTTGGGGACGCCGAAGATACCACTGAAACTTGTCTCCCACAGGACGAAGTAAAGCTAAGTTCAGCTGAAAGAGTCTATCGCCTGCATTATTATGCTTGCTCCCTATCTTTGGAATCAGGTAGAACGGCAGCTTCCAGTTTGAACCCGGTCCCCACTTTTGAAAGTGAATTGAATTGCCATTAGGCAAGTCCAACCGCTGGTAACAAATACCATCGTCTACATCTACAAGACATCCATCATCTAAGGCATCTTTTAAACCTTCCATTATGCTATAGCCAAGACCAGCTAATTCGTCATAGACCCCTTCACTCATTCCAACCTCCCACTAAAGAACAGAATGCCAGCAATACGAGTTACTCAAATTTCATACGTGATTCACTTCAACATCCAAAAAATAAACTGCGAACACATGCAATCGAAAAATGTGTAACACACCGTAAAACAAAGCTTATGAACAAACAACCATTTCGCTCTGATGCCTCGAAATCGTGCTTAGGTGTCAAAGCCTAACGAGGGTCGAATCCCTCTCTCTCCGCCAAATCATGATCCTAAGGGGTTTCTGAAGAGTACCAAATCTTCGGAACCCCTTTTGTTTTGAGGCTTTGGCACTTCCGGTGGTTTCAAGCGCCCTCATGGCAGCCCGCATAATCTGGGGGTACATTTTGGGGTACGTCGTGATATGCTCAAAATCTTGGGGGTACATTTTCATAAAAGCCTGAAACCCACGGGAGACGCCACTTTGCTAACAGAATCAAAAATACGAAACCTCAAACCGGAAGCGAAAACAAAACGCTATTTCGATGGGCACGGCCTGTATTTGAAAGTCCGAAAGAATGGTTCTAAATACTGGCGCTGGAAGTATCGTTTTGGTGGAAAAGAAAAGCTACTTGCCTTCGGAGTGTACCCAACAGTCACGCTCAAGGCTGCACGCTTTAAACGAGACGACGCCCGCAGAACGCTACTCTCCGGTGCCGACTCCGCCATTGTCAAAAATCAACAAACCACCGCGCCAACCTTTCAAGCAATAGCCGAGCAATGGCTTGCACGCCAAACGCACTGGGCAGCAAACCATCGACGCACAGTTGTACTACGACTCCACAAGGCCATCTACAATACTATTGGCTCCGTCCCAATAACAGAATTGCAGCCTATCGATTTTCTCACAGCGTTACGGCGCATTGAAAGCAGAGGCTCGCACGTGACTGCGCACAAGGTTAAGGGCGTATGTTCGCAGATATGCCGTTTTGCGGTCGCAGCTTGCATAATTCCAAGCGATCCCACCCGCGACCTTAAAGGAGCGCTTACAACGCCTACACACGGTAAATTTTCTGCATTCACCACACCGCAGCAAGCCGGAGAAGTTATGCGCGCCCTTCGCAGCTACAACGGCTATGTTGTTTCAAAATTTGCTCTGCTACTTACCGCCTATACTTTTCCCAGACAAAAGGAGCTGCGCCACGCTGAGTGGACTGAAATAGATCTGCAGCGCGCTCTATGGATAGCACCCGCAGAAAAAATGAAAATGAAACGCGAACACGTTGTGCCGCTCTCCACCCAGTCGCTCGACCTGATCCGCACGCTGCAAACAGTCACCGGTGGTGGCAAATATCTTTTTCCATCTGTTCGCACAGCATCGCGCCCTATGAGTGAAGCAACTTGCTTGGCTGCCCTACGCCGTATGAGATTTACTAAAGAAGAAATAACAGCGCATGGCTTTCGCGCCATGGCATCGTCAATTTTGAATGAAGCAGGCTACAATCCAGATGTAATAGAAATGCAGCTGGCGCATGCTCCGGCTAACAAAATTCGTGCAGCATACAACCGCGCTCAGTACCTGCCAGAGCGATGCAAATTAATGCAAGACTGGGCAGACATGTTAGACGCCTTCGAATCGCAGGAAAGCTAGGCTAGATGCGGCATTGCAGGCAGCGAATAGAAACACGCTTGCATAGCGCATTTCTGTTTGTGGCTTGAAGATTCAAACAAAAAAACAAGACAAGCTCATAACTTTCGGCAAGTTATGAGCTTTTTCTTTTATCGCAAGCAGTTGACTCTTTTGCACTACTTGGCAAAACATTGCAAAAAGTGCAATTGGCTATTCCATCATAAAACCCAGTACTGGCGGGCTCTGGCACACTGTTTTGCACCCTTCGCTAATTGCAAAAAAATGACAAAAAAATGCTCGAAGGCGGGAGCGAAGGAGTGTTTTTGATTCTAAGATATACTTTTTTCACTTACATCTCGACACCCTATTGCACAGATCCCTCAAAAAGCGCACAGTCCCTTGCTGCATACATGCTTTAACATTCTACGCTGGCAACTCACGCTACTACGAGGGACAAATAATTATGACATTATCAACGCCATCACTTCCGAAGACTAAAGCCGACACATCATACGACTCAGAATTAATGAAACTTTCTCACTATCAAAAGTATCCAAATATGATTCCTTGGATTGGTGAATATTACTCTTCTTTTTCTCCCAAGATATTTGTCATTGGCGAGAGCCATTATTTAGACAAAGGTGATACATATCACCATGCTGCTGAAGATTGGTATGCTGGTATTCCAATTGAAAAACGTGCTAACAAAGGTTGGTACAGCACTAGAGAAATCATCGGGTCAAATGTTGAAAAAATAGCCAATAACGGCAAGTGGAGACTGAAATCTCATTCTATTTATCGCAATATTGATTCAGCTCTAAAAGAATTTATTCCAGCATTAACCTACACTCCTTCAGCATTTACCCATATTGCGTTTATGAACTACTTTCAACGCCCCGCTCAAGTTACTGGTGACTCGATTAAGGTCACCGAACTCGACAGGAAAATTAGCTATGATGTTTGCTTAACAGTTGCCAAGCAACTTCGCCCAGACCTTATTGTTTTTACAAGCTCTCTTGCATTTAGAACCGCAAAAAAATCTGGATTCATAAATGAGCTAGCTGACAACGGGGCACTTGTCGGTGCTGTCCCTCATCCTAGTTGCCCGTGGTGGTATCGAAAAAATAAAAAAGGTCTTACGGGAAAAGAAAAATTTAAAAACTACTTAGATCAAGGTAGGGGACTTTTCATTTGCTTTCTCTTTCTATTCAGTAATCCGTTCTCCCGCTCCATCAAAATGGGCGGCGGCATCGTCTACGGCTTTTTCCATGCTTTTTAGGATGAAAATTAGCTCTGGGTACTTATCGCCGAATTCTTCATGCATCATGTTTAGGGAACGGGCGATGTTGTAGAGAGTCATTACGTGATCTGTTTGCTCTACTTGCTGACTCATGCTGCTACCCTCCGCTCTACGGTGTTAGCGAGCTCGATGAGCTTGTCTGCAATGTAGTCCAGCGCGAGGCTGCTTTCTGCTGTGGAAGTGTCTTTGCGGATCTGTTGGAGCGTTGCAGCTGCGTCGCGCAGCTCGTCCATGCTTGGAAGCATTCCGGTTGGAATGGTGGTAGATTGTGCCATTTGGCAACTCCTGAGTGTTGTTTGAGTTTATGAGAAGTTGTCCATAACCAATAAAAAAGGTCGGGAGTTCTCAAACCGCACTCAGCACGGCAGAAGGCTTTCCCCTTGCGGGTATTATATGACCTTCGTACTCCCGACCAAAATATTTGGCGAATATGTAATTCAAGATGCTTCCGATCACAAGATGCACTATTCCTAGGGACTGTGCATTTTGGTCATTAGACGCAAAAAAAAACCACTTCTTACGGGAGCGGATAAGCCGCTGAGTGTCAAAGGTGTTTGAGATCACCTAGGGGAGAATATGCCGAAGTTTGCAAGCAGGGTCAAGTAGGAAAGAAATTTCAGGAAACGTAATATGCTATCTTGAAAGAGTTTTTAGAAAGACATACAATTCTCAAAAATCCACTAGGAGCCTTCTCTGTGCAATATTCCTTCTTAAATAAAACAAAAATTCTTTTTCTACGAATTACAAAATTTTCAATAGCTGCGTCACTCATTTTTATCCTCCTAGTACTCCTTAGTGTAATCTCTCCAGATATAAATACTCTTGGTAAGAAAGTGATTACAATAGTAAGTTCAGATGAAGAGCTTTTAATCTCTATCGTGCTAATATCTTGTGGAATCGTAGGAACATTTTTAGCTTTTTATCAAAATGTTTTTCAACAAGCTGATCTCGAGCGAAAGAAAGACATCCATATTACATATGCAAAAAACAACAGGCCTGACTCCGAAAAAAGAACAGAACAAACTTCTGAACCATATACTCAGCAATCACTTTTTGACCAAATATCACAAAGCTTGACTCAACAAGTCTTACTTTTTGATAGAAAAGCTTCGATAATGCTTGAGCAAGGAATTAAAATTGCTATCTCAGGCGTTTTACTTCTCTTAGCAACAATCATTCTATGGAACTATTTTCTACAATATTTAGGTAGCGCTGCAAGAACAGAACACTTTATAGGGATAGTTTCGTGCAGTTTAGTTTTTGTTTTTCTTCAAGCACTTGCGGTCTGGTGCTTAAAACAACACAGAGCATACGTTGATGCTTCTCTTTACGTCACCAAAATTCGTTCTATTTTTGAACGTAAAATGCAGGCTTATCTTTTAATCAAAGAATTTTCTCAAGGTAAAGAAGGCTACCATAAACTACTCGACAATTTCTTAACCGACATTGAATGGCCACCAGAACCACTAAGCGCAAAACAACAAACTAGCTATGCAAAAGAAGCTGCTGCAACATTAACAGAAGTTACAAAGTCTCTCCGCGTACTTCATGCAGCACACGATAAGCCTGCCAGTTCACATCGCAGATATCCTAATCCATCGAGATAACTAATGTCGCTAAACTTCATCAAAAAATACTCAGAAATCCTCTGTCTCGGAGGATTTCTTCTTTATTGGCTTTGGGATACGAAGATATCGCCTTTCACAATCAACCTTAGCTCCAGCGAATGGGCTAGCCTCGCAAATGCTTCTGCCTCATTAGTCCTTGCAAGTATTGGTATTTGGGGTGTTAATAGTTGGAAAGGGGAGTACAAACAAAAAGAACAATATAAAGCTGCTGTTAATTTCGGCGAACATGCAAAAAACTCTGTTGATGCACTCAGACATATTGCGAGTAACTTTTACCTACCACATGAGATACCCAGCGATATGTCAAATTCAGTTGATAGGCATAGTGAGATAATTATACATATTTTAAATTCTTATATGACAACATTTAGCAAACTCTATACTTATCTTAACCGCTCTCAAATCGTATTAGGTGATGATGCCAGCAGCATCTACAATAAAATCCATCAATCGATACATGATATTAAAGAGCATTGCTCAAACCATTACGACATTGGAGAAAACATTAAAATGGTAAGGGCACAGGCAAACATTCATGCGCCAGGCATCAGTCTTGAAGCAAAACAGCAAAGCTCCTACGCGCTCATTCGAGAGCTTGAAGATAAAAAACGCCTACTAAGAAAAAATTTCTTTAAAGAACTAAAAGAAGAAATTGCTATCATCCAAAATTTAATCGATAAACTATTAGCAGAAAATACAATTTAAAATGAAACCTCCCGCCTCATTGAGACGGGAGGTTTTTTATTTTTAACATCAAATTTTAAACCGATGCCCACATCTAGATTATCTGAGACTCAAGGGGAACCAGTTCAACTAAGCTTAAAATAATACAAGTGACAAACTACTCACCACGCTCAATTGAAGACAACCCTTCATTAATCCTTGTCATAAATTGACCACTCATGTGAGGTTTATACTCTGTACGTCTTTTACTGTCTGCAAGGGCAACAGTATCTTTAAATGCATCAACTCTTACTGAGTCAATATAGTTATACAGGTCAACTTCAGCACCATTATTTGCATCAATTAACAATTTTATAGCATTAAAACTGCTCATCAAAACAGGATGCATCTTTTCGAGCGCTTTAGGGTTATGAGAAAGCATAAAAGCCCATCGTGCCCTTGTAGATGTATGACTTTTAGCAACAGCAACGTTATAGGTATCAAGACCTTGCATTTCATAAACAAAAATATTTATCGCCTTACGAAGTTCCTTAACATGCTCGCGACGCGCTTTTAACTGACGTTGTTTTTTACGCTCTGCTCTTGCATGCTCTTCTTGCCTTGACTGAGCATTACGGTTTTTCTCATTTTCATCTTTTTTAAACGTACGCTCCTTCGAGTTCTCCTCAATAATAAGGGCTCGGTCCTTCGCATTCTCTTCTATTGTTAATGCTCGGTCTTTCGCGCTCTCTTCAACAAAAGCCCCACGGTTCTTTCCACCTTCTTCCACGGTTAACGCTCGATCTTTGGCATTCTCTTCAATAATTACGGCTCGATCTTTAGCATTTTCCTCGATAGTTAACGCACGCCCCTTCGCATTCTCTTCTGCAGCAAGTAATTGAGCCGCTTTCGCTCGTGGTGCGACATGTACCACTTCCAGATAGTAATTACCAACGACAGCTGCAATAATCGCTACTAAGCATGAAACTAAAATTTTTTTCATCAATTCTCCTTTGAAAGAATAATATTAGAGATCAAGGGGAGAATATTACCTAACCTTCAATCAATGCAATACTTTTACTTATAACTGTTTTACCCCCTAATCCCCTCAACACGCTCCCGACACTCTTCAACCCTCTCCCCATATCCTGCAATTGCTCCGCTCTGATGCGGTGCGTTCGCAGTGCTGCCGGATACTGGGTGCGTGTGACTGGCTAGTACCATTGCGAGGTCATGCAGCGCCTTCCACACCTTATCCATTTCATCCAACAGCGATACGCCACCAGCTGCGCCGCTGCTTCCAATTTTAATCTTTGGCGCGGCTATGGTGAACACGCTCCCTGCAGAGTGGGTGGTTGTCGATTTCGACGCCACAGAATGCGCGCCGCCGACTGTTACATCGCTATTACCTTCTATAGACTGCGTAGCGTTGCCGCTGATCTGCTGCGTGGAGTTGCCGCCGATTGATTCTGTACTGGTTCCGGCGATGGTCTGGGTAAAGTTTTGCCCGACGGTATTGGAGTCTGAACCTGCTATGTTGCTTGTTCGGCTGCCCTTCACTTCTGTTTGATGATCTTTGCCGATGCCCTCGCGCTTATTGTCTGCCACTATGCAGCGTAGATCACGGGCTGTGGTCAAATTCAGGCTATCCACGGCTGCTATATTTGCTCGCCCGCCAGATGTAATATTCATGGCACCCAGAGCTTCTAGCGTCTTTACGCCGCCGACTTCTTCAGTGCTATTTTCTGCAATGGTTCGCACCTCTCGCGAAAGCTCATCTACTGCTTCCACACAGCGTCGCACGTGGCGCAGGCTTTCATCCGTTATCGCAGCCTCACTGGTTCGCAGCCAGTTTCCTTGCGTATCCGCACTCTGGTAGACTGTGGCAGACTGTTGCCAACGCAAGTCGCCGTTAGTTAACTGTGGTAGAGAAAGCCCCATGGGGTAGATTTGACGAATCACCGGATGATCGGCTCTACCATAGGCAAAGCCCAGAACAACCAGCGCGCCTGCTTCTGGAAACGCAAACAGACCAGACTCCATGCCTGCACCTACTGGCACCGGCAGCGGTACAGCCTCGTAAATGGGGAAGGCTTTATCACGCGCACCTTCCGGCGTCAGAATCTCTACATCCACCGCATATCGAGGTCTAAACCGCTCGCTCGTGCCACCTTGCTCCGGAGCATCACACACCTTTACCACCCGCGCATATCGATCAAGATGCAGCCCTGCTGTCAGTTCTGGAAAAGTTCGCAGCACCACGCGCATTATGAGTTCTCGCACTGAATCACCATTTCATGCCCTGTTAACTGGAGTGATGTGAGGCGCTGCCCGTTGAGCAACACACCCGCACGGAGCGCAGGAATTGCCGGAAGTACTTTTGCGCCGGCTGCTGTGACGCCCGTAAAAAACTTTTCTTCTATATCCACTGATCGCGATGCCCAGCAGCTATGCTGCCATGAGCCTACAAAGACGGAACCATCCGGTTGCGGCTGCCAGAAATAGTCCTCTATGCCGAACACAACCCCGAGCTGATCCATGCCATGGTAGCCGCTACCGAGTGTTTGAAAATGCGGAATGCGGCGCGTTGCGTACGGCTGCTCCGGAACTGTGAAGGCGAGATTTGTTTTGTCGCTGTAGGCGCACAGCACATCGTGCAAGGTGGGGTGGCGCAAGCTTACGGGAAGTTGAAAACTGAGGGCGGCTGCCATTTCTCTGCAAAAAATCTTTTGTGTGGCAGCATCTACCGTGTGACTGTTTTCAATGTAGCCGGAGAAAAATAGCTGATCTTTGTTCTGGTTCGAATAGCCAAGCCGCAGCTGCACTATGCCGCTAAGCGGTTTTACCGACTGCACACGAAACAAAGCGCGACCGGAAGTGTTGGTTTCCAGCCGCACATCATCTTCCACCAGATCAAACAGCTTACCGCCAATGTAGAGAGACTTGCGCAGCTTCATGCCAGTGCCTCGTCTATTTTATGCAGAATGCTTTCCAGCATTGTTTGCGGTTCCTGAACGGCAACTGCGGTTTGTGGCTCTGCATCCGGCTGCTTTGGCGCTATGGCTGTGCCTTCGCTCTTTTGGGCTACTGGCTCCGGTGTTTTTTCACGCTTCTCGGCTTTCTCCGGAACGCTTAAATATTCACGTAGCGTGAACGCCACAGCCCACGCTTTCACCCCGTCTATGGGCTTCCAACTGAAGCGATCAGACACGCGCACCTGCTTAATCCCTGCCGCATTCGCTTCACGATTAGTGATGTTGTACACCTTGCCCTCGCCATGCGCTCCACGTGCCTCTATGACGCGGATAAGGTCGCGCAGCTGCCTTGCATCTTCACATCGAATATTGGTTGCTACATTCAGCTTTTTCGGCTTCACGCCTTTATCCACGCGCGCTGTTCCGCTTGTTTCTCCGGAGAGATCTTCTGTGCGAATTTCCAGTTCTCCGGAAACAGTCAAAGCGAGCATCCGCGAGGGCTTTCAAAATAGAACGGTCCACCGGTCTACCGAGCATATCCTGCGGCTTGTTTGCCCATTCGCCAAGCAAGTTGCCTGTTGCAACGCGCATAGGAGAATCTGCCACTGTCACAGCGCGATTACACAAACGCCCGACGTAAGTGCCGAGCTCGTGGCCCCACAGATATGGAACAACAGACACAGTCTCTGCGCGCAAACCGCTAAGCATATCCACAACAGCTTTTATGTAAGTTGCCCATGTGTCAGCTAGTGAATTCAACTTACGGAAAGCAGCAAGAAACACCGTCGGGCGCATGTACTCTGCCATTACCTCGGCTTGTTTGGTTTGCATCGCTTCCACTTCTGTAGATTCGGTGATTGGATCTGTCAGAACAAAGCCTTCTACGCTCTTCTGCTCCATGACGTAATCCACCGCTTCTTTCCACGTAAGCACACCATCGAGCACAAAGACGCAGGCATTCCAGTTTTGACCGGCATTCACTTTTGCAGCTTCAACCTGCGTTTTCAGCACACTGGTGCTTTTGCCCAAAACGGCATCGAGGTCGGTGTCTGTATTCACCATGTGCAAGCTGCCGCGCCCAGTATCTACCAGACCAATGAAGCAAAAAAACGTTCCACTTCCTTAAACGGTCCCTGATTACGGTTAAGGCGGTTTACTTGCACTATAGGGGTTGCCATTTGCACCTCTTATTTCTTGAGTTGTTCTATGGTTCGGCGGGCTAAATCGTGTAGCATTTCTTTTTTGTCTTCTGGCGTTGCACCAAGAAACGGACGGGCTGCGGGCTTACTCTCCCAGCGGGAGGAATGCGTATTGTTGCCACTTAGCAGCTTTATCAGCTTTCCTGCCTGCCCCTGCGTCAAGTTCTCGCAAATCCACTTAATGGAAACACGTTTCAGGCGAGATCCTTTGCCACGCTTCTTTTTGACAGAAACACGATAACCGGCAGCGTTAAGCGCTTTGGCTTGAGCTCGAGTAGCAGGCGCCTTGTAGTTCGGCGTTCCATATTGCTCTGCAGCTCTTGCAGCACTCCATGGTTCTGCAATCCCGTGCTGGTGCCTATAAGGCAACTTTGCCAACACCTCGATTCCCATACGCAAGCTCTGCTGCATCATGTCCACGCCCAAACACCTGCAACCCCTTTTTCCCATTTGGCTTCGCTAAATTCTTCAGCATGCGGCGCTTGATTCTAGAATCCTTGCGCGGAGCCATTCGGCGTCCTTCTACAGTGCGCTGCTGCCGAATATTCAACGCTGCCTGCTTACGCACAGTGCGCGCCATGGTCATGATGATCCTGCGCTGCTCGCGTGGCTCCATTGCCAGTATTTGCAGCTGCTTTCTAAACTTGAGGCGGGATTTTCTATCTACAGAAAATTCAAGCGGGCTAGTTGTCGGCATGGGCTTTACCATCGAAGCCGGCTAATTCTTCAGCAACATCGATGGGCACATCTGCCACACGCCAACGCTTGCCGTTAAAAGGAATGCTGCCGTTTTCATCCGGCACTATCTACAGCGGTTCTTCAAACTCTATGGCGAGATCAACATCCGCGGTAAAGTCATCGTTCAAGCTTGCATCTACTTCCGGATCTGCAAGACCGGTATGGTCGCATTCTTTGTCGTGATCATGCAGCCAGCCCATTACGAGGAGAAGCAATACGCTACTGCTGCCGTTAAAGGCTTCTACCTGAATGAGCGCGTCATACTTGAATACGCCCAGTTCCACGCCATGTCCTGAATCGCGCCCTGTGGGGCGAGTGCCTTATCGAGCAAAGCGCCAAGCTGCTGATTACCAATCAAGCCCATAGGAGCTACCTTGAACGTATCCGGTGCTTCCAGCTCTGCTTCTGCCTGTTCACGCGCTGCGCGTATATTCTCTTGGTGAGAAAGCATTAAGCTCATAAAATTCTCCAAATCAAAATTATCTAAAACTGAGCCAGCTTTGTGCAGTGCAAGGAGCGTAGCAACTGACAAGCTCGAAGCGTATCAAGACATACGTGAGAGTTTGGCAGTTGTGAGCAACGCAGCAATGTGCGGAGCTGGCATCAGTTTTACACCCAGCCATCGCCGGCTTCATTCGGCAGCTTCACATTATCAAACTCAACTGCAACCAACTGCTCTACGTCCTCAACTACGTAGCCCTCGTTACGACTGTTGAAGTCTTCCACGCGGTCTTTTTCCGGCTTGTCTTTGATGTGACGACGCCATTTACCGTCCTGATAATAGATGGAGAGGTTCTTGTGGTTAGTGATGGTAAGACCGCGTCCTGAGTAGTTAGACGGAGTCTCCCACGGCAGCCCGCCGATGGTTGCCATGGCTGTGTTCATGGCGTTCTTTTCTGTCGGAGTACCTTTAACGGCTAAAAGCAATGCGGCGCGCTCGCGCGCAATAAGCTCATCACCCACCATTACGACCAAGCCTTTGCGCTTCCATTTCGGGATGCCCTGCAGCATGTCGTTAACGGCAAGATCAAGGTTGGCGTAGTCGCCACCTTCGCCAATGCGAATTTCGCCGGCTACTTTACCCTGAGAGATAATGTTCTCCGGCTTGCGGTCGCGCATGTACTGGAACCAACCAGGGAGCACATCCTGCATGAGCGGGTATTTAGAAAGATCTGTATCTTTGGCGGCGTGTGTACCGTACCAACCAACAAGCTCGCGGTCGTTTGCAATCTGCGACTGCACGTTGCTTGTGTAGCGATCGTGGAAATCTGGGAACTTCGCCCACACGTCCATGGTCTTATAGGTCATGTACACATCACTGTTCACTTGGTGCAGCTGGTACTCGTACGGCTCCATACCAAGCACATCGCGCGGCATGCGCTCTTTACCGTCCACACTGGTATCTGTTCGACCAGAAACGGGACCGGTAACGCAGCCTAAAATATTCTGCCCCTGCAGCTCGTCTACTGGGATAACGTTGATCTTCGGCAGGAAGGTAGACTGCTCTACAATCTTATCTTGAAGCTTTTGCTGAACTGTCGGGGTAAGAGAAAACTGCTGCTGAACGGAAGGAACGCCGTAGCCTTCGCAATAAGCTTTGCAAAGGGCATTGAAGGCTTGTCTTGTTAATGTATTCAACCGTGCCCCCTAAATGAGTGCGTTGCCGCTGGCAGGGTTGGCGTTTTCCGGAACGGATGTTCCGCCGGCTGCACCTTCCATGCGCTGCGCCATTGCGCCGAACTGCTCAGAAAGTTTTGTCATGCTGTTTACAAGCGGCTCCAGCTGCGCGGAGAAGTTATTCTCCGGTTCGGTCTTAACCGGTTCCTGCGCCAGTTCCGGTGCTTGCGGCGCTGCCTGCTGGCTTTCAAACTTATTTGCCAAGCCGTTAACGGCGCTTTGGGTATCGGTTAAAGCATTAAGCAGCTGCTTAAACTGGTCGTCCTTCATGCTTTCCTCTTGTGTTTCTGGTTCTGTGATATTGCTGCCGAACAGCGCAGCGCCCAGACGCTGGAATAAAGAATAGGCTTCTGGCTTTTGTTCGTCCGGCTGCGCTGCGGCAGCAAAAAAGGATGGTAGCTCTACGCCGGCGTAAAATTCTCCGGCTTGCTCGCTATGCTTGGTACGCTGTGCGGTGAACAGGCGAATCTGCTCGGTTCCGAGCGAGGCAGGTGTGTCGGTAATGGCAATACCGGCTAGGTACGCCTTACCGGAGTTAGCAAAGTTGTCCCAAATTTCTATGGAAGAATAGAGCTTCTGCCCTTCCTTATTCTTCTCCAAAAAACGCCAGCCCGGCTTAAATTTGGCGTATAGCTCCACCAGTTCCCCGTTTTCGCGTGCTTCCACTGCGGCTACGGTTCCGTGGTTGCCAAAAAAGCGTTCGTGCTCCGGCCAAATTACGGCTTCGTACGTGCTTGGACTGTAGGATTCTGCAATCTCGCGTAAATCCTGTGGCGCAATTTCGCGCCCGTCCATTGTAGTGCCGGACTGTGCAACTTTGATAAACTCTGTGTATAACATGACGTAACCATACACGGATGCATGCATGTTACAACGTAAGCGAATCCTATATATAGATTGTAGGACTGTAGAATGGGGAGATATAAAGGAAGGATATGTACTGTAGCGCAATGCCGCAGTATCCTGAAGAAATAAAAATAGCAGCGCGTGACTTGTTTTTGCGTAAACACACCATTGCAGAAATTCACACAATGCTCAACTTGTCTAAACGCACGCTCTACCACTGGAGAGATAAAGACGGTTGGGACAATCTACTACAGCACGAAAGCACCATCAACGCCACCAAGCGCCGCCTTGTGCTGCTTACAGGCAAGGAGAATAAGGACAAGACAGACCTTGCAGAGCTGAACACGCTTGTCTCTATTTTAGAGCGCCTGCAAAAGCTTGATGAACGCAGACGCAACGCAGAATACGGAGCTAATCCGCAAGACGATGACGGAAAACCAAGACGCTCCAAGGACAAGAAGAAGCCCAAAAAGAAGATTAAAAACGACGTATCGCACCTTACTGCAGAAGACTTTGCAGAGAAGCTTCACGGCGACTATTTCGTGTATCAGCACGAGCTGCGCGAAGCCAAGCGCTACCGCAACCGCTTCATTCTTAAGTCCCGCCAGATCGGTGCCACGTGGTACTTTGCGCAGGAAGCGTTTGAGGACGCATGCCTCACTGGCGACAACCAGATATTTCTTTCCGCCACACGTGCGCAGGCAGATGTTTTCCGCTGCTACATCATCGCCATTGCCAAGCAAAAGTTCGACATTGAACTGAAGGGGAAAGACAAGCTGGAACTACACACAGCGCACGGCACAGCCACGCTCTACTTCCTTTCCAACAACTCCAAAAGTGCGCAGTCGTACCACGGGCATGTATATATTGACGAGTGTTTCTGGATTAACAAATTCAGCGAGCTCTACAAAGTTGCCACCGGCATGGCGACACACAAAAAGTGGCGGCGCACCATATTTTCCACCCCGTCATGCGTCAGTCACGAGGCGTATCCGCTGTGGTCTGGCGAACTATACAACAAGCGCTTCAAAACAAAGCGCGTACAGTTTCCATCCTTCAAGAAACTACAAGCCGGTGTGGAATGCGTGGATAAAATCTGGCGCAAGATCATCACCATTCAGGATGCCATGGCAGGCGGTTGCGACCTGTTCGACATCAAGCAGCTGAAGCTTGAATACAGCCCCGAAGATTTCGCCAACCTATTCGCCTGCAAGTTCATCGACGGCAGCCTTGGCGTGTTCAAGCTCTCTGCCCTTGAGCAATGCTACGCAGACAGCAGCGACTGGCACGACTACCGTGCAGACATTCTGCGACCATTCGGCAACATGCCCGTGTGGGGTGGGTACGATCCGTCCCGCAGCCGCGATGATGCATCGTTCGTCATCGTCGCCCCGCCGCTGGAGCCGCAAGGCACCTTCCGCGTACTCGCCCGCTTCAAATGGCTTGGGCAATCCCTGCGCTGGCAGGCGGAGCTGATCAAGCAGCTCACCCAGCGCTACAACTTCACCTACATCGGCATGGACACAACCGGTCCCGGCTTGGGCGTGCTGGAGATGGTAGAAGCCTTCTACCCGCAGGTAACGCCCATCCATTACGGGCTAAAAACCAAAACGCACCTCGTTCTAAAAACGCAGGACGTAATCAACACAAACCGCATCCACTGGGACGCATCACTCACCGACATCGCCGGAGCATTCCTAACAGTAAAGCAAACCTCCACCGCCAACGGGCACATTACCTATTCTGCCAACAGAACATCCGACACAGGGCATGCAGACGTAGCCTGGGCAATAATGCATGCCCTGCACAACGAGCCGCTTGCAACGCTACCGAGCGGCGGGTCTGATTTCGCAATGAGTGCTTAGGGACTGTTTTGATGCCTCCGGCGGCTGGGCTGAAAACTTTGAAAAGTTTTCCCCCAGACCCCCTTTTAAACTTTTTATTAGCGAGCCCACCTCGTTTTTTAATACATCAGTCAGCTTAAAGGGGACTACCCGAAACAGAAAGGTAGCCCCCTTGCGGCTACCAGCAACATAAAGCAACGGGCGACCTTCGCCCCTAAAAGTTTTTGGAGAGTCCAGAGAACCTTGTTCCCGTAGATTGTAATTTGAAACTTAACACCTTGATGAACTTAGGGCTTCAAAACAAGAAGCCCCATGATATGTTGTCCTTACATGAAAAAACTCCACAATGGAGGGATAACTACATGGGGCATAAACAGATTACATTTGAAG